CGCCTTCAAATTGATTGACATCTGTGGGTGTCAACAACATACCTAAACTATCCAATACGAATAAGACTTTAGGACGTTGATCCTCGGGAATAGTTTTGTATTCTTTAACAAACTCTGAAATCATTTTAGCCACATCATCGATCATGGCCATGTTCAATTTTAGCAATTGTCCTTCACTGGTATCGACCCCTAGTGCTTTAAGCCAATCTTCATCTAAGGCATTTTCTGTGTCAATAAGAATAGGATAGATGCCCTGTTGTTGTGCCTGTCGAACTAGATTACCCGAACAAATATAACTCTTACCCGAACCCGATTCTCCGGCAAATACCACAACCTTACCTAGTGGTACTCCCCTGTCAAAATCACCGGAAATGAGATAGTTTAAGGCATAGTTTCCAGTACTAATCCAGTCTGTAGGGTCGTTAAATCCAATGCTAACACCTTCGATGCTCTTTGTTATGCTTCGACGAAATTTACTCAAGTCAAAAGGTTTTTGCGCCATTATTTAGATCCTTTTGAATAAGATTTTGGCTCCACTACAATTTCGGTACGACCAATCGCCTGTAACCAAGTATTCAATCTATGAATTACCACACTGTCGTCTCGTGGGTTTTCAAAGTTTATTGTACAGTCCATGACAGTCTCGCCTGAACCATCTTCACGACTATTGTAAGAGAGCGTGAATGTCTCGTTAATTTTTACAAGTTTTGCCATTATATTCTCCCGATAGATGGTGGACAAGGGTCTAGCCCTTGTCCGGTACTACAAGTTATTGCTTTTGACGATTACGAATCATCGCCAAGATATCTTCTGCTCTTTGGCTAGAAGCTTTTGCTGCTGGCTCAGGAGTCTTCACTGGGGCAGTGGGTGCCACATCATCTTCATCAACTTCGTTAACCTCAACGGAGGCACGGGCTTGGGGAGCAGGTGTTGGTGCCGATGACTCAGTGGTAGCGGGGCCGGTATCAAGTCCGGGAGGTTTGTAATATTGACCCCAACGTTGAACATCATACTCTTCGCCATTTACTGATGCTTCAAACATCTCTTTGATAATCCGGAGCTCAACCTCGCCAGGTTTCTTTGGTAAGAAATCGGATAAGTTAAACAGTCCATATTTTTCGATTGCTGCTAAATCGTCTGAAGCCAATGCCGTCTCACGACGTGCCCATTTACTTGTGCTGTAGTCTGCATAGCCACCTTTACTAGTTTTGCTAATAGTAAAGTCAAGACCTTGTTCGTAATCTGTAGGAAGATTCTCAAGCTCAGGGTCCATTAAGCTACCTTTGATAAGGTTGTAAATTTGCGGACTAATAATAAACCTGCGAATAGGATTCTCAGGTGTACGATCCTCTTTTAGCGGATTTTCACGCACAAAACCTTGAAACAAGTAAGATTTTTTCTTCCAGTATTGGCGACCTTTTTCTTCTAGTGATGGATCCTTAAACCAAGTACGCACTTCAGCAAGGATCGGACAAGGTGTGTCCTTACCATACATTTCCGTACAAGGTACTTGTACAACGACCGGACGGCTATCGGCTTGGCCTTTGATGCCAGCAAACGGCAGTTTAATCATTGCTCGTTCTACCCAAAAGAATGTGTTCTTAGGGTCTGCGTCGGGAAGAAATCTTACTTTGACGCTGGTACCTTCTTCGATATTCCAGTGTGGGTAAATTCCACCGTCGCCATTTGTACTTGAACCGGATGAGCCACGGTTCTCGGCTGCTGCTAGTTTTGCACGAATTTCTGCTAATGTAGTTGCCATAATGAATTGTCCTTTAAATTAAGATGGTCTTAAAAGTATGCTTAGATACACTATGCACCTTGCACAGTATAACATTAGTATTTAGTTTGTCAACGAGATTATTGTAAATAATCTGCTCAAAATAAACTTACTAGTTTATTTTATTCCGGCCAAGATTCGGATTTTAGACAAGTCCAAACTTTCTCGGGCAGCAGGTTGAGCGCTTTGAGCAGGAATTTGCTGTGCTGCTATTTGTGGTTGTGCCTGTGCGTTTGGATCCTGATTCATCATAGGTGCCGATGGTGCAGTAACTTGTTGGGCTATTAACTGTTTAAATTCGGCAGCTAGTTGGCTAAACCCATTTTCACTTAACCAACTAATGATGTTTAATCTTACATCGGTTTGATCACCTTCTGGGCCTTGAGTAGCGTCAGCAAAAGCACGATATAACCCATCCGAACCTATGATATCGTAAAGCAAGTTTGCGGCGTCGTCGCCATCAGGTCCGGCCTTAATTGGCTTGTCCATTAATTTGCGTAATTCTTCTATTTTTTCAGGGTCATCTGGAGTAGCCCATGTACCTTCAGTTAGGTCATCAGCCCAGTCACTGAATTCACCAACTAATTGATTTTCTGTCATACTCTGCTGGTAAGCACGGTATACATATGGTAGAGCGTCGGTCAGACGATCATCAAACATTTTCTTAACAAAGCGTTCTTTGAGTTCGTCAATATCATATTCATCAATTAGGTCAGTGTCCTCAGGCACAAAGGTTTCAGCAAAATGATGGTAATTCTTTGTTTTACTTAGTCTTTGTAGAGTTTCTCTTAATTTATTATAACGGTGACAAGCTGCTTCAACCATACCGGTTGTTTCAGTGTCTTCAAATTGGCGATGTCGGGTGCTGCGTACAAAAAACGCGAGGTTATTCATTTCTTCAGCCATACCAGTAATATACTGACCAGCTTCATCGTAGACCCTACCACCATGTGCGACGTGTTGAGCCATAGCGCGACCTAAACTCAAACGATTGGACGGCATCCTAAAACGCTCGCCCTGGGCAGTTTCAACAAACATACTTTCAATTTTTCGACTACGTGCCCCAGGCTTTTCTTCATCCACTCTTTCACTATGGCGAATAACTAAACGAGCTTCACCAAAATCTTGTATGCTAGTACGTGTGGTCCCAGACCACTGAATACTTTCTGCCATAGGACGGGCGCCTTGCTCGATATCCTTTTTTGTTGCTACTGTTTGTGCGTGATCACGTTTAGTTAACATATCTTTACCAATATCACGCACATCAAAATCTAATATGTTACGTTTGGCAAATTTACGAAGACCTAGTATAAAGCGTTCCCACTCTTTTTCTTCTTCAGATACCTTAAACTGAAATGACATGTTTTTGCTATAACTAATTTTTAGACTACTTTCATCTATCAAACTAATGTCTAATATACCTAATTTGCGGCCGGTTAAAGCCGATTTATAGGGAAATGAAAACAGTCTTGCTTCACGTTCTTTGTTAGTAGGCTTGCCTTCTTCATCAGACAATGACACTGGTGAAAACCTAGAACGTATCTTATTAAACAATTCTTCAGCAATATTTTCAATGTTGTTCATAATACAATATTTAGCTTAACATGATAAACGGCATAGGCTCAATGGCTTCATCAAAGTTGTCTCTAAATTGATTGTCAATTTCACTGTCAAAACTTTGCAATACTTGTGTAATTCTAACAGTAAGTAACATGGCTAGCACTAGATCATCAGTCTCACCTATCTTAGCTTCAAAACTTCCTCCTAGCGCAACGAAGTTTTTAAGCTCGGAAATTAGATTACTGCTCATGATTTTGAGTTTACCACTCTCAACCATTGTCTTAAATTTAGCACAAACGGCAATTTTACTTTTGTTGGTAGTAGTAAAGCCTTTTCTATATCTACGAACATTACCCGGTCGAGCAGGTTCGCTAAGAAAAACACCACGTATGTTTTCTTCTCCTAACTCTGCAATAGATATTAGAGCTGCTTCGCCAATTGTGTTGTTTTCAACACTGTAATAGATAGTATTCTCAGTGCCTATTTGTTCATATATGTAATTGCAAATTTCTTTTAAAACTTTAATTTGTCCGGGTATTGGAGTTTTATTGTGCTGCCATTCAGCAACTTGACGACAACTAGGTAGCTCTAATACTTGTATAGCAGCCGGGTCACCGCCGGTGCCCAGACTAGGATCTAGACCAATAGCATAGGTACACTCACGTCGAGGTTTTGAGTACCAACGTATTTGGCCCTGTCTCTCTATAGGATTGGTGCCTACCATGTCTACTAGATAAACCGGACTGATTAATGTTTCTTCATCGCGTATAAATTCGCAGCCCATCTCACGTCGAAAACGCTCTTCGCCTAACTGTGCTCGTTGTTCTGCTGCCCATTGCTCGTCTCTATCAGGATGCTCGTCCCAACGACTACTATATGCTTTAAAACCATTGACTCCTAACTCTGTAGTATTGCCAAATTCGTCTATGCACTTGTTAGCACCTTTCCATAACTCAGCAAATTTATCTTCATCTGAATTAGGGGTTGATGTAATAATTGCTTTACCACCGGTGCTTAGTGTAGGCGAAATAGATGTCCAAAATTCTTTAGCAATAGTAGGTCGAACATAGGCAAACTCATCAGCATATAATAAGGATATCGACATACCACGACCAGTAGTTTCTGTAGTGGTTTGGCTAACTATACGTGATCCATTATCAAATTCAATACTGCCTTTATTATAACTTGTAACACCGGCACGTATATGATCAGGGCAGAATTCATAAGCATATCTCACGCGAGTCATGATCTCAAACGCACCTTGGTACTTATGGGCAGCAACTAGAATAGTACTGTCCGGGATAAACATAGCATACCAAAGCAAGTATCCAGCAGCTGATGTTGTTTTCCCAGTCTGTCTAGGCATTAGACTAATACTAAATCTATAATTATGATATGTTTTAATTAACCTTTTTTGATACTCATACGGTTGATATAACATTCGACCACGAACAGGATGCTGTATGTAAAAGAAGTTACTCATGAAATATTCCGGACCAGTTTCAGAATCTGCACAGGCGATGAAATCACGTATCTGCTGTTCGTTAAACGATTCACGGGTGTGAGGTTTCTTGATTAAGGTATAATCTAACGGCTTGTTCATACTTGTACTTATTTGACTGGGGGCTCGCCCGTCATATATGGTAGACTAAACCAAAGCTGGAACCACTCTGGAGTTCCAGGTTTTATATTATGCTTTCTCTCTAGTTCTTGTTTTTCCATGCCCGATCGGCTTATATTAATTCCAGGCATGTCTTCTACTCGGGGTTCTATACCAGCTAGACGTTGCAATTCACGTAGGCTGGATTCGTCGATATAAGCATCAGGGACCGGTTCTTGGGGGACAAAATCCTCTGATCTAAACTTAATTTGACGCATTAGTCCTTACTGACCTTAGTGGGCAGTCCCTTATGCTTGGTTAGTGCAAAGTCTCTAACATCTTTCTTACCCATAGACTTTGCCACTTTCTTTAATTCAGGACTAGCACCTTTAATTTTTTCGCCCTTTTGCATGGCGTGTGCCATACCAAAGAACTTTTGTTGTTGCCGACTCTTTGCTTTTTCAGCAACAACGGTCTCAGCTACTTTTTTTTTAGGTGCTGCTTTTTTATCGGCTAGAGCTTTTTTCATTGGCTCTTTACGATCACCATCTTTGTCCATGTCTAGAAAGTCTGGCTTGCCGCCTTTCTTAGCTTCAGCAATCTTGAACTCAGCGAGAGCTTCAGTTAACTGCTTTTCTAATGCTTCAAGTTCGCGTGCTTCACGCATGGCCATTGGATTGTCACCTTGGCGATAGCTATGCTTATGCATGGTCTTAGGACGATTTAGATCTGTGCCTTGCTGAATCTGTGGCTCTAGCCCCTGCACTTCAACGTTAGGCTCGTTAGCATATTCTTCGCCCATGCTGCCATGAACTTCAATTTCAGGTTCCATGCTGCTGTGACCACCGGCCAATCCACTCAATTGTAGTAGCTTGGCTAGCTCATCTGCTGACTCGCCGCTGGCTGTTACTGTCAAGCTCTTGTTACCAGTACGAGTATCATTACTGGCGTTGATGCTTAAACCAGACTCTTGCTCTTGACGCATAGCACCGTCATAACATTCTTCTAGCTGCTCGTGTGGGTTGCGGTCAAGTTCTTCGCCAATCTTTTTAACTTTAACTACAGCAGTTTTTTTATCGTCGCCGTGTTTCTTATTCCAATTTTTAGCATAGTCTTGAGCTTCTTCCTCATCTTTAAATGTCTTATGATGTTGATAGTCGCTCTTTCCGTCTATATGCTTAACACGATGATAAACATGTGCTTCGTAGATATCTTGACCTTCTTCTAGCTTTTCTTTGTCATCCTCATCTTCGCTTTCATCAACTTCATCTTCGCTTTCTTTGACCGGGTATTTTTTGCCGTCGACTTCAAATTCTTCAGCACCGCTGGCCTTGGCCTTGGCTAACTCTCCAGAAAACTCATTGCCTTCTTCGGTCTTTTCCTCGTCCATTTCTTCTTTCTTAGCTTCGGCAATATAATCTAGCTTGGCTAATAGATTATGAAAATTAAAACTTTCCATAGGTGCCGGAGCTGCCGATTTATCTAAATGCTTCATAACTTGCATTGCGCGGTCAACTTCTGCCCTTAATTTAGGATTTGATTTGTATAGGGGATGATTCATTGCTTCTTGTGGAGTCAGCCCTTTAAATGGACCTACTGTGAATGTGCCAGCACCAGGTTTGGCTGTGTCCGGTGGGCTAGGTGGTTGACCCATCGGTGCTGTGTAAACACCGGCTTCATCGACCTTGCTCTTCTTTTTCTCACGCTTTTCTGCGGCTTTAGTGTCAGCGTCTTTGCTGGTATCTTGTCCAGGAAGATCTTTCTTTGTGTACTGTGTGCCTTTATCGGTCTTTTTAGCCATATGACCGGTACCGGTTTCACGTTCCTTACCACCATCAGACTTTTTATCTTTACCAAAGTAATAATCGTAATCTTCTTTGCTTTCGTTTAATTGCTTGCCCCCTAGGGAGTCAATCTTTTGTAACAATTTTTTAAAATCCATTTTACTTTCCTTTAGGGGTTTTTTCTGTTTGAGCAAATTCATGCTTGCGGGTTGTTTTACTTAACTCTTTCAACATGCTGTCTACACGCTGTTGACCAACTCGATCTTGAGCACTTTCTGCTGCCATTTCTGGTTCGTTTAATAAAGAACCGTCTTTGGCCTTTTTAGGCACAGGGACTGGGTCATAGTTAGCTTCTTCTAGCCGTGTACGAACCATAACACTAGCAGCAGTTAATCCGATGCTTTCTGCTATAGCTGCACGTAATTGAACTGTAGTTACAGGATACTGTAACGTGACTTCCATCATGCATACTTCGCAAGCGCCCATTGATGGAAAATCTGCGTGTTCTTTAATTGGTAAACGTTTAGCAGGTCCAAAACTTTCTACAACATAGGCATCTAACTTTGCATGAATGGTTTTCTTCATGTCTTCATTAAAATCTTCGCAACCGGCAATACGAACTACGAATTCGTATTTGGGTTTAAGATTAATAAGATAGTCAGTAAATGATTTCATAGGTATTCCTAATATGTATATTTATAATCTTTGTGTCAGTTTTGGGTTTTGTTCTGCTCTAGAAGTTGTTTTAACAGACTATTCCTGTCAACTACAACTGCTTGCCCATCAATAGCATTTTTAGGATTATCACTTTCTTTTTTAGCAGCTTGATCTAGTCGCAACTTTTTTAATTGCAAATCAATAGTGCGTAGTTTTTTGTCAATTTTAGCTTGTTTAGCAGTGATGGCATGTCCAAGCAATACGCCGGCAGTCTGTAGGATCTGCCCACTAAATCTAGCTTCAACATTCATTCCTAGATTCATTAGATCTTCAAATTTTTCTCGGGCCATATCGCTGAGTTCGTCTAACTCATCATCGGCTGAATCTAAGTCACGTACCTGCGGTAAAGCATTATCTATACGATCTATTAAGTCGGTGGCATTAGCTAACTGTTCTTGCTGTTGGCTGATAAAGTCTTTAACATCAACAGTTTCGGGTAGTGGTTCATCTGCATCGGTGGCAGGTAGATCGAATAGTTCTTCTAAGCGTTTTGTCATATGGTTATTTAGCGATTGCGTAAATTAGTGAAGATATCGTGTTCACTTACGACGCGAAAGCGAATTCCTTGATTCTTGCACCAAGCCTGTGCTGCTTCCCATTTCGCCAGATTAAGTGCTAGACTAGCGCGGTCACGCTGGCTACGAGCTTCTTCTATTCTAGCTTGTCTTGATGGTTTAACTTCAATTACTTCTGCGTGTTGATTTTGATCTTTATCAATGTAAACAATCATAAAGTCTGGTACATACACCGTCTTTTTTCCAGTAAACGGGTTACGATATGGAATCATAAATGGCTCACTGGCCCATTGTAATACATTTGGATTATTGTCGCAGAACAGCATAAAGGTAAATTCCCAACTACTTCGATAAGTAGGTTCTTTGCGTCCAGCGTACTTCTGACGATTTTTTATTGTATATTTGCCGGTAGCATACTTGGCCATTATCGCAACCAAATAACATAGTCTATTAGATTATTATATTCAGACGCACTATCTGACTCATAATAATACAAGTATCTTCCGGTAGTAAGCGCAGTCTCATCGTATTGGAAAAAAGCAGATTGAGAGAGTGTGATAGTACCTGCAAACTGCGGAGCCCACTCACCTACACTAGCTTGTTTGTATAATCTAATTAAATTTGTCGAACCAGCGAATCCATTACCTATCGCCCAACCATAGGAAGAAAAGTTATTACCTAAATCATAATCAACATTGATGAAGTTAGTTACCATTTCATCAGTAGGATTCCCTGAACCCCATTGTGGTGTAGGCGCATCAGCAGCATAGTATCCATCTTGCCCGCCTACATTATTAAATTGTACCCTGCGTATACGTATGCCTGTGAAGTTAATGCTGTCGCCCAAATCCCAACGTATACCTTTTAGTATACCGTTACGTGGATTGTCTACTGTAAAGCCACCCGACGACGTATAAGCATAATTTTTAACGAACTCTTCAACCCCTAAACCACGGTACCTAACAAAGAATACATTATCAAACTTCATCCAACCGCCCACTGTACTGCCCACTTCGCTGCCATTCATGTCGCAGTATATCTGTACGGGCACATCGTTATATCCGCGTACCCAATAGTAGCCACTGGTAGCAGTGGGATTGACTTGTTTAATGGCCCTAGCATTTCTCGCTGCACGATCGGGGCTGGTTCCGTCTGCATATGATATAACAGGTGGCTTGATCAATCTCTCTATGTATTTGTTATTTTTACTAGGTAAGTGTATGCCCAACTGACTAGTGCCCACTCGGTTAAAATTAAGATACATGCTAGTAAAACGCAGCCGCTCTTCTGAGTTCATATTACGTAATTGATCAACAATAGTCATAGGATCGACGCCTTGCGCTAGACTAGTGTAGATCACACTGCTTGCTAATATTTCTGCTGATTCACGATTGTTTGTCATGGTTTCAAAGAACGCAACTACGGCTGCATCTTTATCAGCTGATACAGTATAACCAGGTTTATAAAAATTATTCAAGTAATCAGCTGTACCTGAGCTAAAATTAGCACTAGACGTCTGTAGATTGTTAGCCATTTATAGCGTTTCTTTCTATAATAGTTCGGTTAATCTGCTGCTGAAGGGCAGTGATTTCAGCACGTTGCCTATTATATGTTGCTTCGTAGTCCTGTTTTTGTAGAGCAGCAGATTCTATCTGTTGTACGATACCAGAAATAATATCTTGTGGCGAGTTCACAGACTTAGCTAGGGCTAATTTATTATTAAGGTTAGCTATAACTACAGTAAGATTGTCAACTTGTTTTTTACTATTACTTGTAGCAGTGCCTAAGTCTAACATCTGCTTTTCTAAACTGTCTAATGCATTGTTTACTTGGATTCTGCGTTGTGCTAGATCAATAGTTTGCTGTTGAGACGCACTGGCTAATAATTGTGCATCATTAGCTTTTAGTATGGTACTCGGTGCCTGCGCTGTTACTGCACCCGGTACTGTGGGGAATGATGGATTATATGTAGAATTAACTAGATTTCTTGTTGATTGGGTAATTGGCGTTTGTGTGTACTTGTTTGTGCTTGGTTTGCTATTAAGAAACGCAGCAACACCGACTAGACCGAGAGTGCTGCCTAGTTCTAATAAACCAGGTTTGGTTGTAGCCCCGGGTTGGTTATAAGAACTTACTACACTGTATCCGCCTGGTGTAGTTGAACGCATTTGCTGAGTAATAAGTCCGGTAACTGCTGCTGTGGCAGTTTGAGTAACTACAGTTTTTAATTCACTAACTGCGGCCTTTTTAAGGTTAACACCCTTGAAAGTTTGACGGGCGGTGGCAGCTTTAAATATAGCACTTAGATAATTACCATTTGTAATATCACTAATAATACTGCTGGCTGTATTAATTAAACCACCACGACCAAATATACTACGTCTAGATCCTATTCGACCCAATGGACTACGTGTACGATCATAATGTAAAGTAGCGAAACCTTTTACACCACCATCTTCAATGTAACCATCATTGTAAAGAACACCTTCATATGCCACCGACATTTCATTTGTCATGCCGGCGCTTGTTTGTTCTTCATAGTCGTGTTTTGAGTGTCTGTATGAAACAATCGTGGGATTAATCAAAATGTATTCAGTGAATTGATTATGAGTAAGGCTGTAAATTCTTATAGCCTGTAAGTATCTTTTATCTGGAGCAAGCGAATTTTTATTACGTAAAGTATAACCATAACTACCAAATGTTTCTGGGGCGTACTTGTTGTTATACCTATGCGTTTCTAGAGTGTTTAGGGTATCTTGATAATAGTAGCTATAGTAGTCAAACCAGAAATTCCTAACTAAATTCATACTATCATCTCTGAAAGTGATAGCTACATTATCGTACTTAATTTTACTTTGTACTACATTAGGGCGATTATAAGAATTATATGTTTTTGTTTCAATACTAAATTTTGGCAATTCTACTTCTTTGACCATCATACCGAGTTCGGTTAGTCTACTTGGATCTAGTAACTGTGGGTATGCTACATAAGGATTAATATCAAAAAACACATGGAACAAATAGCCAGACTTAGGAACTAGACTAAAATCATTCCCAACAAATAACTCACTGGCATGTTTATAGTCACGTATAAAATCTGTGCTGGCAGCTTCTAAAAAGGCTCTGCCTAAAAAATTCATTGTTCTGTCAAAGATTGTGGCCATAGTAATATTTAGCCATAGAAAAAGGGACGCTGGGTCCCTTTTTTGCTAGGTAATTGTTGTTTAACCTGTCACAACACTTTCAATAGCGCGACCCACAAACCTACCAACACCATTGGCATTACCACTAGCATCAGTCTGAATAGCGTTATCAAAGCGTAAACTTAACTGAATCTGAACAGGATCGCTGTTTGCGTAGTTAACTTCTTGATAGTTAGCTTCACGAATATAGCATCCATACAGTTCCCAACGCTCGAGCACAGTTGGTTCATGTACGCCATTACCACCATCTAGCATTTCGCATTTGGTAGTAAATTTGTAAGCGATACCTGCACTGGCACTAGCTTGCTCATAAAAATCAAATTGCTTCTGTAATTGCTCGCCAATTAGACGACTGATATTATTACCAGCATCATCACGTAAGGTAATTGAGCAATCACCCCATTCGTGCTTACCAGCTAGACGTACTACGCTGTTATAGACATGAATGTCGGTGTTTACAAAGTTTACAGTAGGACGATTAAAACTAACAACTTGCTTTGTCATTTCGACAAGGTCAGCATTACTTATACCAAGTCCTTCAAAAATAATACGGAAACGATACTGTAACTTTGGCATTAACAAACCTTGTGTTGATGCACTTTGGCTTGTTGGCAAAGGTACTGTGAATCTTGTTAATGAGGCTACTGCCATTTTAATCTCCTAAACTCTTACATGTATTTACGCCTTTTTGACGGGATTGACCCTGTGCCAATCCCACCATTAAATGCGTAGTTATACGGTCGCTGCGCCACCACTAATTGTGCCTGGGTTCTTCAATCTAATTGGGATATAGATGAATTCAACAGCTTTCATTGGCTCAATAGCGATGTCAACATACAACTCATTTCTAGCAATACGATCACTGGTGTTGTTTGTTTCGTCACAAACTACTAGGTAATCATATAGACCGCGTTTGGCTACTAAATCATTCAACAGGCCCTCGATGGCTGTCTTGATTTGATCACGAGTGATCTTATCATTTGGCTCAAACAAGAACTGATTAGCGACTCCGGCAAATAGTGTTCTTAGATAGTTGACTAAACGTGCAACGTTTACACGATCTAAACTACTACCACCACCGCCAGCTGCGGCATTACGTGTCTTTTGACCATAAGCAACTATACCAACTCCATTTAGCAATGTAATTGGATTAATACGCTTGTCATACAAAGTATCACGTAGAGCATTGTTTATACCTGTACGCATGAACGCACCTGTATCACTGTCAACATAACCGATCGCACTTGCATTGTCAATTAATCCACGGCGTGTGCCAGCCGGAGCGAACCAAGGATAAGCAACCTGATCGTTGTACAAGAATGTACGTAGCATCATGTGACTAGCTGGTACTGCAATCTCATTGCCAGTCAAGTCATTTGTCAGTGCGCTAGGATAGTAAACAGCCAAATACGGATCACCGGTTACCATTTCTGTTGCTTCATAGTCAATCAAGCCAGCTGATGTATTTGGCAATACCATGCTGGTGTCACCAATAACAAAACCAGTTTGACCGCGATCACGGTTTAGAGCAACCAAGTTGCTGACTAACTCTGGGTAACCAGGAGCTGCCAACAAATTAAAGTTGTAGCCTTCTTCACGGATATCTGTATTAGCATCAATAGCAGCTTTCATTGCAGCAACAACTTCGTTACGCTGAGCATAGTGTCCCATCTTTGGATGACCATTGCTCTTGTAACCAATTTCACTGCGCCATGTAGCTGTAAATCTAGGTAACGTGCTACTTGACCCTGGGACTGTCGGTAATGTTGGGAAAGCCGAAGCATTAAAGTAATTGCTTACAAAACGCTTGACAGTGTAACCACTTCTGCGTGTGTTAAACAACAGTGTGCCACGTGGATACAGCCTATAATCAGGAGCGTCCTGATCAATGTAATTGCTTTCTAACATATCAGCAATTACAGGCAATACACCAGTTACTGGATCAATAATGCCACCAACATGATTGCCGTTTGTGTCTTTGCTTGCGTCCCAACGTGCGTCAGCAAATAAGATACCATTTTGGCTAACACGATCGTTGTTATCAATCAAATTCCAAACACGGCTTGTTCTATTGTAACGATACAACCTTGGGTAATTTTCTAGGTCACTAGAATCTAACCATAAATCGCCACTCTGTAGTGAAGCACCTGTGCTTTGTACAGTTGGTTCAAGCGCACTAACAATAACACCATTTGGATCTGTTAACGATAAGTTATAACCACGAGCATCTGAAGTTAAAGTACGGTATCCTTTCCAACCAGTGTCATCATTTACCATGATGTCTACCGATGCTGGGTCATTGTAATACCATAGTTTACCATTTTCAGGATCAGCAACAGGCGCTGTCAAGCTCTGTATATATGTTTCGTCGTCAGTCCAGTTAGTCAAGTTAATGTCGCCACTGGTGCCACCAATGTTAAGAATAACATCTGGATTGGTACCTGTAAAGCCCATTTGACCTAATGTATCATTTACACCAACGTTGGCCAATGTAATAATACCACCCGATCTGTGAATAATTGTAACTTTACCAGTTGACTCAACCACTGCGCTAACATTAGGGATATTAGCATTTAGAATCGCTTGCACAAACGCAATCTGATTAGCAAAAGTAGCACCACCAATAGTAGGAATAGTACATGTATTAATTGTAGCTGTTCCATCTAATTGGCTGGCCTTAATCGTAAACTGCCATCCAGCTGTTAGAGTTGGACTTGCATTTGTACCTGTTACTTTGGTTTGTCCTTTTACTCGTTGTGTGTAAACTTTAAAACCAACTTCGCCATTGTTTTTTGGTGTGTGCATGACAAATACACTACCAACTGCAATGTTAAGTCCACCACCTGCACGATCTAAAGTTTTAATTGCATCGTAGGCATTAGCAAATACACGAACACCTAGATCTGTCCAACTATTGGCTGTAGCATTGTAACGCTTGAAGCTAATACTTGCGCCATTGCCTTCAGCTGAAGTTTTAATCCAGACACTGCCTGTTGGCTTTGGTGACCCAGCAGTTTTATTGTAATCTTCGCGGCGCCATAGTGGCTGCTGTACATGACCTGCGTGTGTTACGGCAGGTGGATTAAATGTAAAGCTAGCTTGATGCCATCTTAAGTTAGATGTATCCCAATTCCAGCTTACACCAATTGTTGTTACATTACCGGTGTGTGGATGAGCAATGTTTGCTGGAGTATCTGGTGGTGTGCCAAAAATACCTAGCGCAGTCAATGGGCTTTTGACACCGTCAACTAATCTTAATTTACCGTCAGTTAGAGATACGTTTCCAGTAGATGCTGATTGAGCATTGGCAAAAAACTGTAAACGATCTGCATTACTGGTTTGAGCACGAACACCAGTAATTCCTAGGCTACTAATTTGTGTGTTAATGAAAGTAGTTAGGCCAGTAATACTTGTGATTGCAGAACCTGATACTGTAAATACATTTCCATTTACTGTAAATGTACTATTAACTGCAATGTTACCGGTAGTTGCTAGTAATGCACTGTCGGTTGTTCTTGTGCTTTCGGTAACAGGAACATTGTTAACCCAGCTTGCACTTCCAACAGGAACCCATTCATTGCCACTGTGTTTGTACCAAACAGGATTTTCACCACTGGTTACGGCTGTAATCACAGCGTAATCACCAGGAAATCCGATAGTGTTCAATGGTGTGTATGGGGAAACGTTTGATGTTTGATCAAGGCTTGTAATAATAGTAGGTGTTTTTAAAACAAATGGGCTTGACTCGCTAGGAGCACTTGAGCTAAATTCGTAAATACCCCATTTGCTGCTTGTGGTATCCAGCCAATTAATGCCGTTGGGTACAGAGCCGCGTGGTCTAACTACACCACCTTGTAGTTGCGAAAGATCTACGTCGGCACGTACTACCCACAGACGGTTACCCAAACCTAATGCACTGTATGCAGCCATTAGGCCATATTCGTTTAATTCATCGCCATGTAAGGGCGTGTCTGCCGAGCTGCGACGGAAAATTGGTGTGCCAAACAATGTGGTAAGTTCACGCTGACTGGTGATTCCATATACCTTACCAGCATTTGCTTTTGTGGTTGCCGGAGCTGTCACTCCGTTAATTGTTTTGTCTTGCGCGGTGGCAATAACAACGAACGGTACTGAACCAACTGCGGTTGGCAAATACTGCGCTTCGTCAGTAACTGTTAATTGTACACCTGGTGATACTAGTGCCATGATCTGTTCCTTTTAGAAGATAAAGCTGTTCAAATATTTATTTTATAGACACAAATCTAACCAGGTTAGCGGTCCTTTCCTCGATCCTTTCCTAATAAATATGGTATGGAACGTGACATTTGCCCTATTTGCAAACTTAATCCTGTGGCTATAAACTATTACCGCGGCGAACGTGTCTACTATCGTAGTGCCTGCACCCCTTGCATACATCACAAACGGCGAATAGCTGTGCCTGTTGCTGGTTGGATAAAGTCAGGATACCAGAAATCTGAACGCTGCGATCGTTGTAGTTTTAAATTTAAACTAGTAACACAGAGTCGCGTATTCCACGTTGACGGCAATGTAAAGAATTGCCACTGGGCTAATCTTAGAACTATCTGTTTAAATTGTAGTTCAGAAGTGGCTAAAACCAGTTGGAGGCCTAGTGATCTCCAACCAGATTTTTAATCTGTGTATATAGGTCGTCTACTGTACCATCATTATTAATAACTAAGTCAAACCTAGTTCTAACCCAACTGTATTCACTAGGATGTACACTGGGCCAAAAATGGCGCATATTGAGGCCATCTACGGCATCTTTGTACCATTCTGGCTTAGGCCCACGTTCAATACAGATTAATTTGCCGCCTACACCGCGGATTGCTGCAACTTCATTAGGGAAACGCACATCACTGATAACAATGTTATCTTGACTTTTTAGTAATTTGTTTTCTAGACTAGCTACCCAAATTTCATCATGGAAATGATTTCGTAAGACATCAGTGCCCCAATATTGCAAGACCCAACGCGGAGTAAGATCAGGCATACCCAAACGTCGAGCCCACCATTCGTCTACTTGTTCACGCCATTCTCTGCTTTGCCGGGTACGACCTTCAAGCATCATGCGGTCCCAGCCGAACACTGCCGAGACCGCATCTTTTAGGGTGTTAGCAAAACTTTCTCTACGAAATCCGTGATAGTTTACTAGGTAATCAGCTACAGTGTCTTTGCCTGAGCCAATTAATCCTGATATGCCAATAACTTTAGTCATGTGCTGAGTATACAAGTCAGCACAGGAGATGTCAAGAACTATACACCGTATTTGTTTTTCGTTCGTGCCCGAACTGGGCTAGATTTATGTGTGTCATCTGCCTCACGGCTTCGATGATCTTTAACTGGTGTTTCTAGGTCTGTGTTGACTGTTTTGAATGCTTGATGCATCATTTTATGCTCTACTTCAGTATATGGCACTGTAACATTCTTAGTTGAATACCAAGTACGTTCATCTAGGTCTACCGGACGATCCGATCCATCGGCCATAGCAGCAGCCATACCCACACGGTAAAAGTTCATAGTACCGTCAGCATTATAACCATCACTATAGGCATGAGTCCGATGCATGGCATTTTTAGCATATTTAGGCAGCTTGCCACGTTTACCTTCAATAATAACTTCTGAAATTTTCATTATCCGATCACCCATGTTAAAGGAGATGCGCCATCTATATAACGCTTGAGGTCTTCTTCTAACTTGTCCATTTCCTCTTTGGCTTCGGCAATTAGGGCTGTGCCGTTTAGAGTAGTGCCACCGCTGGGACCAGCAAGACTTGCAAACTTGCTGCGAGCTTCGCCTAATATACGTTTAGCAAAACTGTAAGCATAATCCTGTATCCAGGGAAAGATCATGTAGTCATTTAAAATCATACTATCCGGTTTATAGTTATAGATGTGCAGCAGCACAGATTCTGCAGGACTGTCTGTAACTGGGCTTGTTACTTCGGTCTTGCTTAAATCAAACCCTGTTACTGTAGTAGCCGCAAGTGTGGTAAGAGCAATAATAGTTATAGTTTTAGCCGCAACATCTACAGTCTGTGCTGAATAATTGCCGTTGTATCCGGCGACCGGGCAGTTTGAGATTACTACACTATCGCCTGCTGCAATGGCCATTTCGCTATTGACATTTATAGTGATTGTGCTTCCAGCTATAGCAGCATTGGCAGTCATACTATTAACTCTAAAAATGTTTTTGCCTGTGGCCGGCATCTTACGCACAATAGTTAATTTCTTTGTAACATTGTTAAACGTGTAATTAATATGCCCACCAAAGAAACGCATGGCTAATTCTTGGTATTGAGTAAATAGTTCGTAGTTAACAAGCCCACCAACACGACCTGCTACCAACATGTAAGTGTTCAAATAACCACTCGCGAATGGCTCAAACTGACTGGCAGTTGTGCCTGTGACCGAACCGATACCCCGACGGAAGATCTGACGCACCTGCATGATTTCTGCAGGTAATATGTATTCTTGTGTTTCAGGTAATAGGTTAAGGAAGGCATAACTTTCCTCTACGCTATTACTGGACTTTTGACGATACTTTAATAAGGCCGTTTTTATAGCTAGATCATAGTGCTCTTTATCTAACTCAACATCAACTATACCATCTGCAAGACGTAATTTAATGTAATCAACAATTTCGTTACGCTTAGTGTCTAGTGAGGTATATAGACTTTCGTCATAGGCAATAGGACCAGGGCCACCTAACGTGTCAGTTCTAATTGCGTTTTTGCTATCTAATCCAGATTTAATTGTAACGGTCATAAAGAAGTCCTGCGATATATTATTTAGCGCAGGACTCCCGGGTTAACCGACTTTGAGTAGCAAAGTGTCCTCGTTTATCCTACCGTTGAGCTTAATCTCAACTGCCTTAATGTCCTTAAGGAAGGTGCGTAGTGCTACCTTACCAGCCTTCGCTAACTCTTTTAGCTGCTCTTCGGGTTTACGCAGAGTCTTGGCCACACTCTTAACTTCGTCAAAGCCAGTGATGCTAGTACCTTTGACACCAAGTTGGCCCAAGTTCTCGGCAACATAGCAACCCAACTTACGAGTCTTAGTGTTAAAGACCCAAAGTGTTTGGGCACTAATAATGTCCACTGGATTAACGCTGACAACCTTGAGTGCCTTGTCCTCTCTAGCGTACTTGAGTCTAGAGACAACTTTCTCTTTGGCTGGTGCTTTACGAACCTTGGCTTTTTTAACTGCTTTCTTGACGCCGCGGTACTGCTCGATTCCAGCCAATAAATCAGCAAGAAAGGCAAAGATACGTTTATAATCACTAGCCCTATAGTGACGATAGGACTCAACCAATTGGGCATCTGTTTTATCCTGAGCAGCCATGAGTTCTTGAGTGTGTCGTTGAA